GTAGTCTCGCCACCGGCCGCCGTATATTCTTTATTGTAAACATATCCTCCGCGAATAACTACTCCCTCCGGACTAATACTAGTTCCCGCCGTACCGTAAGCGCCGGTCCCTTGTAAAGTAATATTATAAGTAGATACGTCCCTTACCGGAGCGCCTATACTTATACTCGTTATATTACAAATACCGTTTATTATTACTAATCCGTCTTCGCCGTTGTCTATTACGAAATTAATTTCGATAGGTTCTCTAGTTAACTGCTTATCAAGCATAAATAAATAAGAGAATCCGCTTAAGATAATTAAGCCGTCGCAAGAAATACTCCAAGTAGAAATATCGTTTTTATATTCTCGGAACCAAGCCGAAGTAACGGAAGTTACCTCTACTTGATCTACATTAACACTAAAAGAACAGTTTGTAGAACACGCGAACGCTACGTCTACTTCCGGATCTACGTCCGTCCTATGCCAATAAAGCATAACATTATTTCCGTTTACTGCGTTTGCCATACTACAAATTTAATCTTTTATTTTACTCAATATTATACTTTATAGTTTCTACCGAGTCGTTATCGTCGTTTGTTATTTCTATTAGCTGAAAAGAACTTACTTGATCTACTTGCGGGATTATATTCCCTCTATTTAACATAAACGTTTTATCGTTATAAGAAAGCGCGTTAGTAGCCGAATCTTCGACCGTATAAACCTTATCTAAATAGTTTAATCCCTTTTCAGTTTGAAAGGATCCTAGGTCCGCCTCTAAGGTCCCAAAGTTCCTATTTAGTAAGTTTGAGTACTGTCTAGCCATTAACATTCCTAGAAGTTCAAAAGTAGTAGCCGTATCGGGATAACGATACCAATTAGTATAAGAAATCCCCGAAGCGTTTACTATATTTCCGATATTGTTATTAACCGAATAATTATTTAAGAAACTTCCGTAAGTTTGGTCGATTTCTTTTACCGTTGTATTTTGATCTCCTACTTGCCTAGTTACGTCTACCGATCTAATAGTAGAATAGTCTTGGGTTATTACTACGCTCCTTATTTTTATATCTTCGTATAAAGGGAAGGGATTACCTCCGTCTACGTAAAATCTTAATTGTACGTAACCTTTTAAAGCGACTCCCGTTGGACTGTTTACGCTAGTTATATCTACTGTTTTAGAATAACTTATAAAGTCTGCGCTATTTACCTTATTTAAGTCTATAAAAGTAGCTGAGGTTTGCCAATTACCCGAACTATTATAGTAATATTTAATAGCGTTAGTCGGATTAATAATAGAAATAAATAGTTTAGCCTTTTCTCCAAAACTTATTTTGTAAGCAAAACTTACGTTAAAGCTAGGCGCATTCATATAAGGTAAATATAAATAAGGACTTAAAGGAGGAAGTACTCCTCCGGTTTCTGCATAAGCAAAAAATCCACTTCCTACGGGTTTAGTAATATTAATAGTATTTGAGGATAAGTCCGAATCTATATCCATATTAACATAAGTACTTTGATTAATACTAGCAAAAAAACTCCACCCGTAAGGCTGAAAAATATAAGCGGGAGGAACTGCGCTATTATAAACACCTTTAAAGTTTCCATTATGAACGTAGTTATTTGCGTATGCAAAGTTCCCTTTAATTATTATTTTAGGATACCCTTTTCTAACTATTTTATTTTGACTATTATTTATAAAATGTACGTTACCGTCCGAGTAAGGCTCAATAGTTATATTTTTATCAAAAGTTCCACTTCCGGAATTAGATACAGTAGGATAAATTACATAGTTAGTAAAATATCTAGTTGCTAGGGCCATTTGATTAATAGCTAGAATCTGCCATTTCCCGTCCGACTGAAATAGTCGACACCCAAAAGATTTAACTATATTATCTAAGGCTTGAAAGTAAGTTAAGCCTACAAAGTCGCGCCTATATTGATAACTTTGAGCGAATGGCTCTTCTGCGGAAGCGTCCGCACGATCATACATTCCTTCGGCATAATAAGAGCAAGAAGTTAAAAGCATAATAGGATCCGGATAATCAATAACGTTTAAAGTCTCCGCTATTATATCTATAAGTCTATAAACTGAATTTATACTATCTTCCTCTTCATATATAAACTCGGTATAATCTAAAAAAGAAAGTCCGTCTATCGCGACTATATCTACTTGAACGTTACCCGTAGTAAAAGGTATTTGAACATAGTCATTAAATAAAAAGCCTACCCAAAGAGGGTACTCTATATCTACTGTATAAAGTTTAACAAAATATTTGCGAATGTCGAAACTTAATATTTCGGGGAACGTTTCTCCGTTCTCTTCGGTAGTTAAAAAAGATATATTTAACTGTGAGGAAATAATCCCCGCTAAAGGTTCGTCGTTACTTGCGTTAGACTCTAGACTAATACTAATCGCCTCATAAGTAAGTACATTTCCGGTATAATCCTTCTCGTAAATATTTACGTTTAATGTAGTTCCGTCTCTTAACGCTTGCGTTATAGTATATCTTAGTTCGTATGCCATTATATTAAACTTATATTTTGTCCCTTAAGGGCCGAAGACTTTTGAGTCCTATTAATTGCTATTAATAAATCTTGTCCTCTTAATACAAATTGTCCGCCATTTCCTCCGCCATTTCCTCCGCCACTCATAGCGCCCGCATTAAAAGAGGTTTGCATAAACGTATTTAATTTACTTAACGGGAGAACTGCCTCCGGTCCGGCTTCGCCAATCATAGCAATAGAAGCCCCGTTAGTTATACCTCCGGAAGCTAACTTCTTACCGCCAAACGCACTTTGTAAAGCACCACTCGCCGCAAAAATTGCCTTAAGTTCGGGGAACGCAGTAAGTATAGCCTCAAATATCGCCGCTTGAATTATCGCCGCCGCTATGCTTTGCGCTATGTTAGCAAACATTTGTCCGATAGCTTGTAAAGGACTTTCTCCTTGCGCCATAGCGTCGAATATGCTCATAATACCGTTAGTTACGCTACCCGATAACATATTAGCAAAGTTTTCGTAACTGTCCGTTAATTCTTGTATTTTCTTATTTTCTAAAGTATAGTTATCGGTCCTTTCTTTAGCGTCTTTAGTTATTAACCTACCTAAACTATTTTTAAATGGATCTGCATTATCTTTTTTAAATTTCTTTGTAAACTCACTTTCTTTAACGGGTTCGTCTTTATATTCAAAAGGAATATAAGAAGTATCTATTTCCTTAAATTTCTTTTTATACTTCTCGTAGTCCATTAATTGCTGAGACAACTCATATTTAAGCGCCGCAGAATATTCCTTTAATGCGTCTATATTAGTTATGTCTTGTCCGAATGTCCTAGAGTGAGTAGCTAATTTATCTTGCGCTCTAGCTAAGTCTTCAAATAGTTTAAATATACTTTTAAATACCTCTTCTTGTTTCTTAGCTTTCTTTGCTATCGCTTCGCTTCCTATAATGTCGCTAGCACTAATAGCGGGACCGCCGGTTAATTTAGATAAAGCAAAAGCCCCTAGACTTTCGCCCATAAATAAATCTACCTTATTCGCGTTCTCCGGCGCGTTTTGCGCTTCTAATTGTTTAAATGCCTCTTCCGACGCTTTCTTTAATGCTAATTGTCCGGCCGCTCTATAAAGGGCCGCTTGAACGTAATTGTCTCTATTGTCTATAAATAACTTCTCGGCTTCGGCTATATCTTTAGTAGTACCGTAAACCTTACCTAAAGTACTGTTATACTGATCTAGGGCGTCCTTCTTGGACATTGTCCCGTTATTGAATTGCTCGAAGGCGCTATTTACTTTCTCTACTTCTACGTAGGCGTCCGTAAACGCACTTTTTGCACCCGTAAAAGCGTTAGCGTATTCTCTTAATGCCGCAGATCCTCCCGTCGCCTTATCTATAAAAATTCCTATATCGTCGCCAAAAGCTACCACTAAAGAGGAAACTACTGATAAAGCTATCCCAATACCCGCCGGACCGGTTAATCCCGCCGCCATAGCACCGAGGGCCTTTTTAGTTCCTCCTTCCGTTTTAGATAATTTTTGGAATGATTCTAGTAAAGGGTTAAGGTTGTTCGCTATACCTATAAATCCATAAGGGGCGTCTTGCGCTACCCTAGATAAATTACTTAAAGCATAAGTAGCGTCTCCAAATTTCTTAGGGGATTTATTTATTTCAGCATTTAAACCGGCTATTTTAGTCTTAGTCGTTTCTATGCTTTGAGACAGTTCGGCAATTCTACCGGTATCGGTAGTCTTCTTTATTTCGCTTTGAAATCCCCGTAATTCATTTTCGGCCGCAATTAAAGAGGCTTGGAGTTGGGTAATGTCCGCTCCTATATTGACCTCTAAAATAGGTTGTCCCGTACTTTCTGCCATTTCCTTTTAATTTACGCCGTACATTTTTAGACTTCTCTTTAACTGTTCGGCGGTTATAAATACTTTCTCTTCGTCGTCTTCGTCTAGTTCCGGAATAGGCCAAAAGGATTTTATAGGCTTAGGGGACTTCTCGGCGCTACTACTTAAGTACATAACGTAGGCTAACTGTCTAGTTCTAGCCCATTCGTTAAGTTCTTTTCGTTCTTGGCCCATAACGATAATAGAAAACTCCTTCCAAGTCATTTCCCAAAATTCGCTAGGCCTTATTCCACATTCAGCCGCCTTTACTAGTATTTCGTCCCAAGTTAAATTATTTAACCTTTTTTTTTACCTACTTCCTTTACTTCTTGTTTCTTACTTAATAAGACTACCGTTTCGGAAACTATGTATTTCATATATTCCATAACTTGTCCGTTAGAATCAAGAATACCGCCTATTTCGTCTAGCCAATCGTAAACCTCCGTCTCGGTATATTCTATTTGCGTTTTATTACTTACGCAAGCGGATTTATAACCGATCGAAATAAAACTAATAATATTACTTAAGTCTACGTTAGGACTTGATAGTAATTTAAAATAATCATTCATAGATAGAGGGACTTTATCCCCCCTTTCGTTAATGGATCCTTTCTCTTTACTAAATTCATACATAGCCCAAGTACCCCACTTTAAGGGGATTACTTTGTCTTTTACTTTTAATTCGAACATATATTTTTATTATGCTTGTTCAGTTTGATCAATAGGAGGTACACTTACTACAAAAGTAGCCGTAAACTTAACGTCGTCTTTATCTGCCGCGTTAACGTTAAAGTTACTAATAAATACTAATTCTCCCGCACCTCCATAATAAACGTCGCCCGTAGTTGGAGTAGCTTTACCCATTTTAATAGCGAATAAAGTTTTAGCCGCGTGAGCGTCGTATAATTGTTGATAACTATCTTTTGAAGGAGTACCGGTTTCGTCTATTGCGAATCCCTCACATTCAAAAGATTGATTAAAAGAAGGGCTAGGAGTGTACTGATCGCCACATTTAGAAGTTGCGTCGATAGTTCCTAACGTTGAAGTTAAAGAGTTAGTAGTTAAGCAAGCTACCGGCTTAAACGTACCGTCGTTGTTGATGTCAGCTAAGAGAATATAATCTCTACCGCTTACTTTAGTTTCTGCCATTTTGTTTTATTTTAATTTTGAGTAATTGTAATATTATAAGTTATTAACACCCTAAAAACGTTTTCTATTGGATTTATTCCGTCTAGGTTTCTTATACTTTCAACGCTTAAACTAGAGGCTCCCCAAGTTGCCGGAAGACTTACGCTAGTATTAGAGTTTATAGCATTTAAAACCAAATCGCTTATAGTTTCTGCGTTTTTGTAACCAAAGTTACTATTTTTTGTAACAATGTCTACAACGATAACGGTATTACTTGTAAAGCCGCTCTTACCTTGATCTTGCGAACCGGTCCGGCCCGTCATTATTATATATTCCGTACCCGCTCCCTCCGGCGCTATACCGTCGTAAACCGCTAAACTTGTAGCGCTAACTAAATGGCTATAAAACCATTTTTTTACTTCTATATTAGGATTTAACATTGTTTAAAGCGTTTTTTATTTTCTTTACTAAATTAACCTTTTCTGCGTCGTATGCCGGTAGTAAAAAAGGTTGCGGATTAATTCCTTTCTTTAATATTTTTAACATTATCGCAAAAGCTACGTCGAAGTCTTCGCTCATTTGTTGGGACTTGCCTCCTTTACGAGTAATCTTACTAGCTTTACGAGTTTTAATATCGTAAGTTTTAGCTTGATAAGTTCCCGCTATTCCTTTACGTTTTACCCAATCCATTAACGCTAATAAGAACTCGTCTAGCGTTCCGCCTCCCGCTCTTTTGCCTTTAAACTGTAAAGCATAGTTAGCGTACTGTGGATCTACCTTTACACTTCCTCCCGTTCCGAACTCAATATAAGGCGCGTAACTTGCGCTAGCCCCCACTTTATATGTTAACTTATTCTTTTGATAGTCAAAGTCTATAAATATAGAGTTCCTCAAAGTACCCATATCTACCGGCGCGTTTCTCTTTGCGTCCTTTTGTATCTTAAGAGCGGACTCCCTAATACTTAGGGCTATTTCGTCTTGAACCTTCTCGGATAAGGCCTCTACCTTTTTTATTAGGCTATCGACTCCCGTTAGGCTAAAATGAATACTATCCGCCATATTAAAAATAAATTTCTATTTCGTAATATCTTCTAGCGTCGTCTACGTTCTTAATGGAGTGAATAGTATACATTTCTCCTTCGACTTCTAATTGGTAAGCGTCGGTTATTGTAACTCCAAAACGAATAAATAATCTACCAAATCTAGTAAAACTAAGTTCCGACTCTAAAAGGCTTCTATTCTGCGCTTGCGGCCTAAAGTCGCCCCAAACTGTTTCTTGTAGTGCAAACGTAGTAGTAAACCCTCCTTCGTTGTCGCTAGTACTTGTAGGCACATAAAGGCCTACTAATCTATTCATAGAGTTTGCGTCGACGTAATTAGTTTTATTTCTGCCTATTCTCATAAATTATATTATTGGGCTTGTTCTAGTCCAACGTTGACAAACTCGCCAAGTTTTTTCGCAAATACCCATACCGTCTACTTCTAATCCTCTATTCTCATATCCGTAACTTACTTGGTCTAAAATAGCTATTTTAAGTTCCGTAGGGACCTCGCCTTCGGGGAACCCGCAAGAATAAGTAGCTTTTAGTTGCTCAAACATTGGACGGGCTAAACTTGGATATTGTCCTCCTACTAATCGATAGTTATCCGAATCTATTTCGTCGCCTTCCGCGTTTAATAGTTCGGTAAATTCTTGCATTGGTCCGTATTGAAATTGAAACATTCCACTAAGATTAGTAAACCAAACAGTAGCAATCTTAGGAACTAAACTTAAATTAGTAACCTTCTCTATGGCTTCCCTAGATTGGATTATAAGATCCTCTATTAAGTTATCTTCTACGTTATCAGTAATACGACAATATAATTTAGCCTCCTCTACCGTTACGGGTTCCGTAATGGCTCCGTCGTACTCTAGAAAGTGATCTATTATAAAATTATACATAACCTCTTTTTTACAAATTTAAACATTTATTTCTTATATAAAAAAGGGGCGTAGTTTTTAGCTACACCCCTAAATTTTACTTACTATACATTAAAACTATACGTTTCCTAAGTCAGCATAAATAGCCGAAGTTGGTTGCATTAAGTTAACGTCTTCGTAGCACTCGATACGAGCAGTTACCATATTTTGTTGGAAATTGCTAGCGTTCTCATAAGAGAACTCGATTGCTAATCCTTCTACTTCTACGCGCTCACAAAAGTTATTATCTAAGATAAGTACTTTATCGTCAGTAACCCAAGAAGCGGCAATAATAGGAGTTCCCCATATTGTCATACCGCCGTTAGGATTAACGA